CCGCCGTCAGGCAGCGCCATTCAGCCAGCGTCAGCGACCAGAACTGATCCGGCGCCAGCCCAAGTCGCAGCACGCCAAAACGCAGCGCCCGCGCCCAGTCCGGGCTCATTGCAGATTAGCCTTGAAGCAGGCCGCCACCGCCCGCGCTGCCAGGCCGGGATCGGCCCGCCGCGCCTCGGTTTCGGGATCTTCAGCGCCGCCTGCGCGCAACAGCGCGGTAAGGATGAGGATCAGACGGCTGGCATCAATCGATTTCAGCGCACCGCCCAGCGCCTCAAAACCGCTAACGCCAAGCCCCGCCTCAATCTCGGCGAGCGCCGCCAAAGTCAGGCTCAAGGTAAAGCGCTGCTCACAGATCTTCAGCTCTACGTCGCCGCGCGCAGACACGCTCATCTCGCTCATGATGCCGGCGTGAAGCTCAGCGCACCGGCTGACGCCAGCGACAGCGTGTAGGCGGCTTCGCCGTCATGGCGGCCGGAATATTCCAGCTTGGTGACCAGGAAGGGCCCGGCCAGCGTGCCGAAGTCGGGAATGACCAGATGCCAGTTGCGCCGGGTCTGATCAAAGAAGACACCGCGCACCAGCTCATCGGCCGCGCTGTCGACAAATACGCCCGCTCCGGTCACCGCAGCCGAGCGCAAGCCCGCCCCTTCAATCAGTTCGCGCCACCGGCCCGGACTGTCGGCGTGGGTCACATCCACCGAGCTGGCGTTGAGCGAAATGGACTTCGCCCTGAGGCCCGCCACGGCGGTAAAACTCTCCGGATCGCCGCCATCGGAAATGGCCAGCAATACATCCTTGCCCGCTTGTGCGGCCATGGGTCGTCTCCTTCATTTCGATTGGATTTCAGACAAGAAAAAAGCCGCCCGGAAGGGCGGCTTTCGCGCATCTTATTATCTATATAAACCAAATAAAAATCTTAGATTTTCCCACCCAATCAAATACACTTAAAAGCACAACATTGTTACGTGGCCATCTATTGAAGACTTTGCGTTCCCTCACGCTGAGCCTCTTTGGCTTGCTGCCGCAAGGCAATTGCCAACTTCATCAGGCCAACCGCCGCCTTGTGAATATTTTCATGTAAGTATATCCCTACGAACTTTTCAGGAACACCTCTTCTAGCCGCGATATCTGCAATATTCTCACCATTACTAAGCGATTCCAAATCATCGCGCCGAAATTCTAGAGGATAAAGCAACTCTACCGCCATTAGCTCTGCCGTTTGTTCAGCCTGCTGGTTGGGGTGTCCGGCTAAAAGGTCGTCCAACGAATTATAACGTGGCAGCATCGAAACGAGTGAATCATGAGCGTCCGGCACTAATTCTTCTTCGCCGTCACAGTAAACATGACAAAGCTCCTTAACGATAGAGTATCTAATCCAAGACTCGTCATCCTCTTCAGTAACAATTATGAGGCTACCTTCCTTGTACCGAACACATGAGCTCCGCTCAAGGTCGCTCTCTTCTTTCAGGTACTCTTTCTCGACCACTTTACCCTTTAAGTGCTCCACGCATTTTTGTAAGTTCTCGACTCGAATGCGGCTTCCATCGTCCGCATCAGTGTGCATGTGATAATATTCATTAATTTCGAGCGCACAAACCAGTCGGTAGATCGCTCGGTGCAATGACTCATCATTCATTTGATCAACAAAAAGGGCCCGATAATCGGGCCCTTCCCTAAGTTGCTTGCGCGCTTAACGGTTAGTCATTATTTCCACTTTAGATCGCCCAGATCAAGTGGTTCTGAGCGACCAGCTGCGAAAGCTTTGTAGAGCCTATCATGCTCTTTGATGGCCTCATCCCGGCCGTAATCTTCCTCGTTTTTCAACAAGAATTTCACATCCAAGACCCCCTCATTGGGATCTTTCCGGTAACGCTCAGCGAGCGTACCGCGTCGAACTGATTGATTCATTGCTCGCCTCCTACTTTTTCTCCAGGCATCACTCGCCTGTGCTACTTACTTACACTTACCGCGAACACTAAAGCCGCCAGGCAGCGCCCGCCTAGGCACTCGCATTTTCACAAAGATAACTGAAGGTTATCCACAAATGCGAGTCAAACCTCGATGCCTCTCCAGCACTTTGCAGTCGATTCTAATCCTCAATATGGTCGCTTCAGGGCTGTTTTTCAATAAAGCTACAGCTCGTTGGTTGACAAACACGTAACCTTCGAACTGAAAAAACTTACGAATCACCTCACAGCCTGCAGATAGCGCCTTGATTGAGGGAGCGATGTCAAATGCAATTGCCTGTCAAGCCCGATTACCCTGCAATATTCAATCGAGTTTGTGGCATTTATGCACTCCACAAGGTCAACAAAGGTAGTACGGTCGATGATCCGTTTATGAATTTAAGGATCATGAAAGCCTTAATCCAGTAAAGCCCTCACCCGCAACACCCCGTGGAGCGTGCGACCATCCGGGGCGGTGAAAAAGTCGGTGTAGACGACGCGGCACAGGACGCAGCGCGCACCCCCGCTTAAGCTCAGGTCTGCCTGATGGAGCGCGGTGCGCACCGCGCCCAGCGCATCGCGGACCGCATCGCGATCATCGCGGCGCCCCCAGATGTGCAGCGTGAGGCGATGGTCGTTCAAACCCGGTGTGTCGGCATCCACCGGCGTGGTTTCCCCCTGCCCCACGGTAAGGAAGGGAAAGGC